ATCCTATCATTAACTCCAAGTAAGCAACATTCCCATCCTTCTATATCTATCTTTATTACCTCTGCTCTTAGGGGACCTGAAGCTCCATAGAAAGAAAGTACTCTTTCAAAGGCATAAGGAGAATCTATCCATTGTTGTATTGACTGAGCTCTACCTTTAAAATACTTATCTATATTACCCTGACCTCTACCAGCTAAGGTTGGATCTCCCTCTACACCCCATACGAACTTGGCTCCTCTTAACAGAAAGAACTCTATAGAAGTTCCTATCTCAGAACCTATATCAAGTATAACCTTATCCTTCCAATCAAAATTAAGGTGAATAGCATACTGTTCATATAAAGCTTCATCTATAACCTTGAAGTCATTCATATTATACTTTCTTATCCATAACTAAACCTTCCTGAACTAACTCATAAGTAGTCTGTGGTCCAGTCATTAAACCCTTACCCTGATCAGTCCATTTATTATCACATGATATGATAATCTTGAATGGATGATGTGGATTAGCTTTTCTAGCTAAGTCCTTAAGAACTTCTAACCTAATGAACATTGAATATACCCTCCGATTGAAAATGAAGGGGATGCCGTAGCAGAGCCCCAGATCATTTTATGACTGCCCACCTACAATTGAACCATCACTATCTTGATTAGTAGGAATAGCAGTGTGAATCCTTAAATCTCCCGTAGAATCAACCCAAAGGTAATACGGAGTCTTAACACCAGTAGAATCTGCGGTTGCATGTAAACAGAGAATACTAGGTGACTCAGGAGCTTTCTTAGTATCAACTACTAATACAGTCTGCTGATCTCCATTACCTACTGTGGTTATACCAGGACCTAATTTTGCTTGTGTATCAGCCATCCTAGTTTACCTCCAATTTAAAATGAGGAGAGATACCCAAAGGATACCTCTCCCCATAGTTTACCTCTTATGCTCCAGGACAACCGAAAAATCCCCTCCAATCAGTCCAACCAACCGAGAATCTGGTATAAACTGAATATTGGAAATCCTTTGACTTGAAGTCCCTATCAGAATCAGTTTCTAACTCAGTACGATTGTAGAATACTAAGTTATGCTGAGACTTTTCAGTCAGGATGAACCAAGCATCGGTATCCGTTAACTTATTCCAAACGATGATACGGAGATTCTGGGTCTTCATCCAGTTATCTGCTCTATTAGCCGTATCAGGTCTTCCCTGAGATTGAGTCAATTCCCAAGCAACTCTTTCCAGCTGAGGAGGAACCACGATGATAGCCGGTTCCATCTCTAAGTTCTCACTCTGATCACCAACTGTTAATCTTAGGGTATAGAGAGCTTCCTCTAATGACCCAAGACCTAAGTCAGCAGCAGTACTGAGAATATTCGGGTAAGTACCACCTCCCGTTAGAGGGTGGCTTGTGCTACCTAAATACTCACCATCTCCACCCGAGATATCTGCACCAGCCGTATCAAATGCACCATTGAATACCGCAGCTGCATAATACTCCTTCGTCCTACCCACTGAATCAGATAGTGCCGGAGGTAATCTTTTAATCACGTCATATTGATCATCATCCTGCATCTCTTTAGTAACCCGAGCATACAGGCCATAAGCTACGTGAGTAAAAGTCGTATCATATCCTTGGACTGGGTCCTGAGGTGTTAAATCAGTTCCTTCAGTCTTTTTAACCAATAAACCAAAACCCGAGAAACCACTAACCTTCTCGTATTTCTTTGTACTTCCTCTTACGTCGAAGATCTCTTGGAAGATAAATTTCCGTTCCGCATATTTCTGGAACAATACCTCGTCAAGACCAACGTGCATAAGGTCATCTGCATTAGCTCTTAGTAAAGTCATCTAAGATCTCCTTAAGATGTCTGACCAGATAACTGGCAGATTGACCCTAATACTTCCACTAGGACACGGCCGTAGGTATCTCCGACAGCATCTCTAGGCGACAAGGCCTTTACTTTGAACCGAGGAAACGTTGAAGCACTCAGATCAATGTAATGCTTGTTGCTGGTAATCGTTAAATTATAGCTACCTCCAACTTGAGTGATAGCTGTTACTGCTCCCGTCGCATTCATCTCAAAGATAACACCTTCCTCAGCCACTGCAATTGCAATAGCTGTATCAGTTGTTCCCGATGCGTCCTGCATAGCCATACCTGCGATCTTTACCTGGTCATTAGGTTCAGCCGGAACTACGGTCACCTTGCCAGATACCAGATATACAAACTCACCCTTCTTAAAGGACTGAGATGCAGCCTCTGGGTAATACAGACATTTCGCAGGATTTACAAGCTTAGCAGCCCTTTGAACCTGAGTTGCCATTGCTTTAACCTCCTGATTAAACCATTAGATAACAGTTTGCTCTTTGAATCCATGTGATCTAACTTTTAAGCTCTCTTCTACATTTCGCGAGTATTGCTCCCCCACATCACGCTTGAGGGCCTTAGAAGATTCCTTAATCATTACACCACCAAGATCCTTGCATCGCTGTCTAATGGCTAGTGCTATTTGCTTAGGCATTCTAGCCAATACCCCATCCGATAGGATAACCTGACCTTGCCTAAGTTTCAAACCAGATTCAGAAGCTATTAACTCAGCATCTGGACCTGTTACAATTTCCCAACCCATCATAACCCTTCTATCTAACCTATCATCCTTACGATTGATGAAACGATATTCATAACGAGAATCTAATCCCTTTAACCTAAAAGAATTAGTTCTTGTATAATCACTAACTATCTTTGCTAACTCTTCCTTACTATATTCTTTAAGATCATAGGTCCTCTTACTTACTGGACCTGAGATTATAGGAGCTTTAACCTTAGCTTCTCTGGCTTCCTTCTCAGCTCTAATTTTAGCTTTTGCTTCCTTCTTTTCTTGAATCAAATTATCCATACTGAATTTAGATTTTCTTCCCATCTTAGTCTCCCTCCTCGGATTTTCTATTACTCTTCTTATCTAAGTAAGTAGCTAACCTTACTGCATATTTCTTTGGGTCAACTCCTAACTTAGCCGCCATATTCTTTGCACCTTCATCTAGTTCATGTTCTGTGATAATAGGCTTTCCTGAACCATCTCTACCTGGTATCACATGTCCACTTTGTTGAGATCTTCTTTGCTCTTCAGGATTACCTCTAGTTCCTGTAGCAAATGGCCTATTCTCAGATCTCATATCTTCCGCTACTGCAGCAGAAGCCAAAGCCAATCCTTGAGGATGATCATATAATCCCCTAGATTGCATATACATAGATGTCCGTACAAAGAACTCCGATTTAGGATTATTAAGGTCTGGGTATCTACTACGAGTTGCTGCCTTAACTTCCCTAGCTTGTATTGCACCCTCAACTACTCTACCAACCTGTTTAGGATTCATAACTATCCGAAGAGCTTTAGTTCCCTCTCCAGTCATCATCATCCTATTCAGATCTTCCTCATTATATCTCTGTCCATCAACTGGATCAACGAACTGTCCTGCTTTTACATCTTCCTTCTTACCTTCCTCACTTGTTCCTCCACCTTGTTCAGAAATCTGTTGAAGTGTAGCATTAGCTTCATCCAACTTTCTCTGAAGTTCAGAGTTCATCTGTTTGAAAGGAACTCCTCTCTCATCCAGTATTTCGGAGGTACGAACCTTTACCTCTTTACCTCCAACTTTAATACTTATCTCTTGATCACTAGTGCCCTCCCCAGATCCAGCACCAGCTCCTTCGTCTCCACTGCCTGATCCCGCACCGGCAGCATTTGGGTCTTTAACGGGATCGTCCTTCGGATCTTCCATTTTACTACCCCCTAGTTTTGACTATACCTAAATCAGCTATAGTCTTTGGATCTTCAACGATCAGCCTATAGAATAGCTGAGCACAATTGAAGTATCCTTTATTCTCATCAAACTTGTCCTTAGTAGATAGGTTAAGATTATTCTGAGCATTAGTCATAATAGTCTTAGTCCTTCCCACTAAGTCATCCCAACCCAACGAGTTCACCATATCTCTGATTCTTTCTACTTGATTCTCTTCCCTTCGTTTCATCTTAACCCCCTGCGGATGGTCTACCTGTCTTTACCCCAGGTTGTCTCTTACCCTGAGATATTTCCATTATTTCTTTAATCTTCATGTTCTTCAATCCCTGAACTACCTCTTCAGGAAGAAGATACTTATCCACGTTCCTCTTTCCAAAGGACATAACAATGTCTCTCATCAATTCATGTTGAGCATCAGGATTCTCAGAGATCATTGGGAACTTCATTAAGGTATCAGCTAACTGAACAGCATCTTCTCGTTCAATAGCTTTATTCCCAGTAGTCAGAGTTCCCATGATAATGAAATCAAAATCATATTGAGCCATGAGATAACGAGAAGGAACTGTAAAGAATACAGGTTTCTTTAAAGCTACTCCCTGTTGACTATACAGTTTCCTAAATATAGCGTTATCAGGCATATTGAACTTATACAAATTATAGATATCATGAATCAAGTCACCGAAGACATCTTGAAAGTTAGCTATCCTCTCTTCATGTTTGATATTACCTTCTGAGATAGTGGCCTTAACTTCAAAGGCTGTTTTCCTACCTCCCTCAGTCTGTCCCATGTGGGGAGCACTAATTCCACTCTGTCTTTCAATCAACTGAATAAGTAAACCTATACTCCCATCAGCCAGACGGGCAGTTGGAGGAAACTGAGCCGGTTTAGCATCATTGACATCATCAAGAGGTATCCATACTCCTGGAGCTAGTTTATGGTCTTCAGGTTTAAAACTAGAACCATATCTGTAGAATCCCCAAGGTAAGATTTGTAACATCATACAGTTGACTGACATATTAAAGATAGTGTTTAAGGAATTACGATAAGGATAGAGCATTTCAGTAACTCCTCTTCCATAAACATTACCGGATGATTTATAACGGAACCAGCGGAAAGGCCTACGTCCATCATAATAAATATCAATGAGTTTAATCATCCGTATAATCTTCTTAGCTTCAATAGCCCAGGTGATTATTACTTCCTCCGCAAATTCAGTATCCTGGTGTAGCCATTTACAATATACCTCTGCACACTTAAGAGACTTAACTAAAGACTCCTGAGGTTTATCTCTTCCACCTCTTGGACTATCTTTACTAGGAGTACGTTTCCTCATGAACTTAGCTAGATCATCCTTTAAAGATACGTCATAAGATTCATCAGTAGCAAATAACTCAGATAATTCATTCTCATCCAATTCAAAGAGATGCATGATGTGATGCATCTTCATAACATCCTCTGGAGCATTATCAGGAACTAAGATCTGATCTAAAGGAACTATCTCTACTACCGGTTTCTCATCTATCACTTCCTGAACATCAATCGTTATACGAGATACTGACTTAGAGAATAGATTCATGAATGGAGCTTTAAAGTTTACATCAGTGACCTGATTGTTATAAACCCTAACATTGTTTCTTTGTCTATCCCATCTCCTCTTAGTTACACAGTTACCTAATTCCACCGTATCCTGACATATCAGATCAGCCACCTTCTCTATATCAACCTGTTGATCTAATCCAGCTGACATCATATCCTGAACTTCTCTAAGTATCTCATCAGCCCCTAAGTTTAATGGGACCGCAGCAAATGCAGGTTTACCACCGATGGTAGACATCTTGAAACGAGATTTAATATTATCTACACACATCTCCACAATCCCTAAATCTACATTGCTTGAATCTTTCCAAGGGAATGAAGTCGTAGGCATATACCCTAAGTAAGCCTGATGCCAGTCTTGACAATTCTTAAGGAAGGTCTTTCGGATTGGGCTATCCATATCCTTAGAATACCATTCATTTAGTGCCTTGAGTACTTCTTCATTGTCTACATTCAAAGGTACTATCTTAGCTTTAGGATATTGGTCTACAGGACTATCTACCTGGGTCTGACCATATCCAGCCTGATCAATCTGACCTGGGTCTACCTGAGCTGGTCCCTCAATTACTTGTGCCCCAGCCTGCCCCGGTATGGATGCTTCTTCCATTCCACCTGAGGGTGCTTTGAGTGGGTCCGCCCCGAATACTCCCCTGTAACCTTCACCTGGCATCGTTTACCTCTCTTTTGTTTTGGCTCTGTTAAATTAGTTGCATTAGAACGTAATAGAGTCATCCTATTTAACTCCCAATACTGAATATCTACTCTCTGGTTTGAAATCACTCCAGTTACCAATTCTCCCTGCCCTAGGTTTACTCTGAGTAATAGCCGCCTCAAATAAATTATCAGCTATGTAACCTGCAGCATCCATCATGTGTTCATAGAATCCATCTTTCTCTATTTCATCCTGTTGAAACTTTTCATTGTTGATAGGTTTCTTATAATGATACCCACCTGATAAGGCATCAATACATACCCTACATCCCCTATCTATCATAAGAGCGGGTAGTCCATCTACTGTCTTTGTAAGTAGTCTGGCTATGATCTCACTCCTCCGTATAGGATTGCTCTTACGATAGATTGGGAATATCTTATGAGCCCTAAGAATATCAATACTTGTTTGCTCTCCAGTCTTATCACTCTTCTGATCTCCAGCAGGGTCACAGAAGTCCATGAACCGAGCATTAGGGAATTCAGAGGCACATAGAAATTTAGTTTGTTCAGCTAAACGATTCACTGTTAAGGATACTCCTAGTAATTCTTTTAACCAAAGCCATCTACCTTTTGAATCAACAGAAGTACAAAGGAGAGCCGGATGGTTAAATCCGAAGTCATAGCCTCTAAAGATATGGATAGATGGAAGCTTCCCGGAGCCATCCGGCTTTCTCCAATAGTCACTTAAGTCTCGTACATGTTGATCTTCTATGAACATTGGGTATACTGGAAGACCTGCATTTGTAAAACCAAATTCACCCAATAGATACTTTTTGATCCACTGAGGGGGGTAGTTCTTTTCAAGGTCTGATATATACCCATCTGGTAAATGGGATTGGTTCTCATAGGTGGTCATCTTGAATAGACAATACATAGGGGGGCCAATGTTAACAAAATACTTTTCAATCCAATGTCCCATGTTCGGAGGATTGGTTGTAAGAAATCCACATAGATGATTAACTCCCTGCATCTTCTGTCTCAACCTACCCTGTAGAGTTAAAAATATTTCCTCAGCTACTTCACTAGCCTCATCTATCCACCATCCACCTAACTCTAGGGATTTTAATTTCATTGGGTCATCAAGAGAACGGAATAAGACCTCACTGCCATTCTTTAATACGAGGTGATTCTCTGATTTGGAAAAGGTCCCAATTAGTTCTTGAGGAAGGCATTCAAAGAATGTTCTCATAGTTGTATCCCTAAGTTCAGGATACGTTTGTCTAGCTATGAGAAATAAGATACCAGGATTTTCTAGGAGGAGTAGAACTGATTCCTGAGCTCCTGCCCTAGTCTTACCGGAACCTAACCCGCCAAATAGACATCTATACTTAGCCGGACTCTTGTGAAAGAGGGATTGGGTAGGAAGAGGATTATACTCTATAGTGATTAAAGATTTACTTTTCAACATCTTTAACCTCCCCCTTCACTTGTCCCACTGTAACTATATTCCCTACATCATCACCCCTCATTCCCTTGATATTGGGAATATTAACCTCTATCTTAGTTGCAGAGAGGAGTTGAGGCTGATCCATATATTTATCTTTCCGCCTAGTTTTCAATAGGAATATACGTTCTACAATAGAATTAGGAAGTAAAGAGTGTTTCTTAGTAGTCTCTTCCACCTCATCAACAAATCTATCTTCAATGATATTAAGGATTAAATCTAAGGTTGGATATAATTCTCTAGCTCTATAGAAATGATTACGAGAGATATGACATGAATCACAGGCTTTCGCTGTGTTTTGATAATATCGTGTAAAGTTATAACAGAATCGTTTCCACATCTTTACTTCAGGATTGTAGTATCTAGCAGTATCAATAGGATGTCTTTTGCTCATCTCATCTTTAAGCTCTATTTCAAATTGACTCCATAAAGCATCAACATCATTCTTGATGAGTACGGGATTACCAGAATAAGCAGTCACTTCATCACTTAGGTACTTACCTTTGAATTCGATACGACCTTCTTGATCCTTTCTCTTATTTATCTTATCTACTGAACGTAGAGAAGAGTTCTCAACTTTGCTCTGCTTGTGGATTACGGAGGCTGCGAATTTACTAATGGGGGGGTGCTCGGGGGTATAGGGGGGTAAACGTTTAGTCACATTACTATTATTCTTTCTCTCCCCTGTCCCTATTAGTGCCTGTTTATTAAATACTCTTTTCATATGATACTATCCCTATCCCATTTGGGTTATTATATTCTTGGGTGATATATTCTCCTCTAACTTTTTTAGAGACGAGTGATGTGAGATGAGACGAGGA